AGAAGCTAAGACAAGATTAACACATACCGAAAGAGATGAGTTGTATGAAGGTCGTGTTAATCCAATTGCTTCATTTCCTGGACAAGGTGTTGTTGTTTTCGGACAAAAGACACTACAAGGTAAGCCATCTGCATTGGATAGAATCAATGTAAGAAGATTGTTAATTAGACTTCGTAAGTTTATTGCAAGTTCTTCAAGATTCTTGGTATTTGAACAAAACACTGCTGCTACTCGTAACAGATTCTTAGGAATAGTTAATCCTTTCTTAGAATCAGTTCAATCAAATAGTGGTTTGAGTGCATTCAAAGTAGTAATGGATGATTCAAATAACACTCCAGATGTTGTGGATAGAAATCAACTGGTCGGACAAATCTTTATCCAACCTACAAGAACTGCAGAGTTCATTGTATTGGATTTTGTAATCTTACCTACAGGAGCCGCGTTCCCTGAGTAAGTCTAACTTATACATATAAAAACGTAATGAGAAACCCCATTTTTTTAGTGGGGTTTTTCTTTATATAAAAAACTTCAAAAAAACTATGAATAATGATAAATAAGAAACTATTCATTTTTTTTAATTTCATGATATTTATTAATGTATAACAAAACCTAACTTTAGGAGAATAAAATGGCTGATATTTTAAGTGCCGATGAAATCTTTTTTACCCCGTTTGAACCGAAAACAAAAAATCGGTTCGTGATGTACATCGAGGGTATTCCATCTTACTTTGTAAAAACAATGGCTAGACCATCTATTGAATTTGAGGAAATAGAATTAAATCATATAAACATTAAACGATACTTAAAAGGTAAAGGAACATGGCAACCGTTAGAAATAACAATGTATGATCCAATTGTTCCAAGTGGTGCACAGGCAGTTATGGAGTGGGTTAGATTACACCATGAATCTGTTACAGGTCGTGATGGATATAGTGATTTCTACAAGAAAGAAATTACATTTAATCTTTTAGGACCAGTGGGTGATAAGGTTGAAGAGTGGATATTAAAAGGTGCATTTATTCAAAGTGCTAACTTCAATGATTTAGATATGGCTAACGGAACAGATGTGGCAGACATTAGTTTGACACTTCGTTACGATTATGCTATCCTATCTTTCTAAGAGGTAAGTATGAGTTTTTTAAGAGAAATGTTGTCAAGCGATGCGAAGGTGTCATCCAAAAGGGCTGTCGGATTCGCATCGTTTTTCATGTTAATATGTTGTTGGGGTGCAGATACCTTTACAGCATTTGAGGTCAAAGACAAAATATTAGAATGTTTTATGTATATATCCGTTGTCGGATTAGGAGTAACAGCTGCAGAAAAGTTTGGTAAAAAGTAGAAGTCCTTTCTACTTATTAATATAGTTATAAACAAAATAGGTTTTAATTCATTAGGAGAATATAATGTCAGAAAAAAAATACGCATTTCCTACAGAAGTGCTAGCATTACCGTCTAAAGGTTTGTTATACCCAAAAGACCATCCATTAAGTTCAGGTCAAATAGATGTAAAATACATGACCGCTAAAGAAGAAGATATATTAACATCAACTAATTTAATTGATAAAGGAATTGTTATAGATAGATTACTTGAATCTGTAATTGCAGATCCAAAGGTTAAGTTAGATGATATGTTGATTGGAGACAAGAATGCTTTAATGTTAGGTACTAGAGTATTAGGTTATGGAAAAGATTATGTAGTAGAGATAGAAGATCCAGATACTACTTTAAAGGTAGAGTTTAATATAGATTTAACTAAATTAGAATCAAAAAAAATTGATGATAAAATGTTTAAATCTGGAGAAAATAAATTTTCATTTGAACTACCTAATAGTAAGGCAAATATAGAATTTAAACTATTAACTCATAGTGATGAGAAAAAGATAGAACAACATATAAAGGCACTTTCTAAAATAACTAAAGCAACAGGTGTTAGTAGTGAACTAACTACTAGATTAAAAAATACAATTATTTCAGTAGATGGTGAAACAGACTTTAATACCATTAGTGATTTTGTAGACAATAGATTTTTATCATTAGATACTAAAGAATTCCGTAAGTATGTTGCCGGTATTACACCAGACATTATTTTTGAAACAGAATATGAAAGTCAAATAGGAGAACTCCATACGGTAACTATACCGATAGGAGTTGGGTTTTTTTGGCCTGACACCTAAACATAAGGAATACACTCACCAAGAAGTATTTACTTTAATACATTATGGTAAAGGATTTACCTTTAATGATGTATATACTATGCCATTACATTTACGAAAATATTATTTAGAACAAATAGTAAAAGTAGCTAAAGAAAAAGAAAAGGCTATGAAAAAGGCCAGATCTAATAGAACGTAGTATTCATAAAATACATTATTTTGATATTTATTATTGAATACATCAATTCAAAATAAGGAAGCTATTATGAGTAAAACTAAAGAAACTATAATACGATTATACAAAGAAGGGTTGTTAGATAAATTTTTTAACGCCATAGAAAAATCAATTAAAAAAATGTCCGATGCTGAATTTGAAAGGGCTAAATTGCAATACGATAAAGACTACCAAAGAATAATGAAACGCCTTAGAAATGAGTCATCTTTTTGGCGAAAGAAGTAACTGGAATAAATAATGGCAGACCAAGAATCAATAGACAATGCTAAATCAGATTTAGCGATTAGAAAACAAATCCTTGAAGTAGATAAGGAAATACTTGCAACGGCCAAAAAAATTAAAGCAGATGGTAAGAAAGCTTCTGACGAAGATATAAAAAAACTTCACAATCTAAAAGAACAAAAAAAATTAAAAGAAGATATTTTAAATACAGAAGAGGATTCTTTAAAAACACTAGGAAAGGAATCTAGTTTAAACTATGACATAAATGGTGCAGAGAAAAAATTAGTTAAACTAAAAATAAAAAAAGAAAAGTTAGATAAGTCAGGTCTAGACAAAAGTAGTGACGAATATATACAATTGAAAAATAGATTAAATGTATCTACTGGTATTGTTGAATCTAATATTAATATGGCAAGAACGATGCAAGGTCAACAACAAATACAGGATAAACTTCTTGCCAGTTTGGGTATGAGTAGAATGGCCATAAAGGGTATGGTAGCTGGTATAAAAACAATGACTGCAGTTATGTTGGCTAATCCATTACTAGTAATAGGTGCACTTCTAGCAGGTGCGTTAGCACTGATTATAAAATTTCTTCGTTACACTCAATCGTTAGCAAAAGAGTTAGGTATATCTGCTGTACAGGCTAGAGAACTTGCTTTTCAAATGAAAGCAGCAGAAATAGAAGGTAAACTTCTTGGTTATGATGCTATACAGACAGCTAAAAGTTTAGCTAAAGAATTTGGTACAATGAAAGGTATGTCCGTAGAGAATGTAAAGACTCTCGGTAGATTACAGGCCTCACTCGGTATCTCTACTGATACTTCTGCTAAGTTAGCTAAAAACTTTATGACAATAGGTGCTGCTAGTAATATGGCAGGTGCCGTAGATAAGATGAAAGAATTTACTGCTTTAGCAATAACAAATGGAGTTGTTGCTGGAGATGTTATGGCAGATATTGCAGATAACACAGAAGTATTTGCTGAATTTGCAAAAGACGGTGGAACAAATATAGCTGAGGCCGCTGTACAGGCTAAGAAGTTGGGTATGAGTATTGCTACTACAGCTAAAATGGCTAATTCATTATTAGATTTTGAATCCTCTATTGAAAAAGAAATGACAGCTTCGTTAATGATAGGTAGAAATATCAATCTAAATAAGGCTAGACAACTTTCGTTAGAAGGAGACTTGGCTGGAGCAGCTAAAGCAGTTGTAGATCAAGTAGGTGGAACAGAAGCATTTAATAAAATGGATGTATTACAAAAAAGATCAGTTGCTTCAGCAGCAGGATTAGATGTATCTGAATTGATGAAATTGATGAGTGGTGAAGGTGGTATGGATGTAAAAGACGCATCTGCAGAGGCTACTAAACAAGTAAATCAAAGTTTAGATATAACAAATCAACTTATTGCCAAATTGGCACCTATCCAAAACATGATACTTGAAGTATTAGAAAAGACTAGAGAGGTCATTGTTAATATGTTCAATTGGTTAATGGCAAATCGAAAAGAAATTGTAGATAAGTTTAACAAACTTTACCCTCTTTTTATACCTTTACGATTTATTTATAAAATCGCCAACATGACACTTAAACTAATGGACAAAACATTCGGTCCTATAGTAGGTTTTTTTAAACTAATAGGTAAGGCTATATCTATCTTAGCTGATAAGATACCTTCATTTGGAAAAATATTAGGTGGAGTAAAAAATGCTTTAAGTTTTACAAAAAGTAAGACCGCAGAAGTAGCCGCAAAAGGAGCTAAAGCAATAGGAATGGAAGGTGCAGAAAAAGTTGCTCAAAAAGGAGTTTCCAAAGCTTTAATGAAAATGGGAATGAAAAAGATACCTGGAATAGGATGGGTTCCTGGATTATTCTTTGGTGCGATGAAAGCCATGCAAGGAGATTTTACGGGTGCCGGGTTGGAAATTGCTAGTGGAGCAGTTGGTTCACTTGGACCATTAGGTATGGCAGGTTCAGCAGCAATTGATGGTGTCATAATAGCTAGAGAAATGGTTATGAGAAGTAAAGAAGCTGAAGCTGCTAGAAAAGAAGATGCTAAACAAACAGCAAACTCGGCTGCAAGTAAAGCTGAATCAGATAGAAAATTTCAACAAGAACAACTTGACCTACAGAGAGAACGATTTGAATTTGAAAAAACAACAGCAGAAAGCGAACGTATACAAAGACAACGGGTTGCTGATGGTCTCCTCAATCAAGGTAAGGATTAAATAATGCCATTATTAGATATGACAACCGATATTAAAAGTTTTAACTACAAAAAAGTAGGAACTAAACAAGGTGAATATTTTGGTGAAGATACTGCTACTGGATTTACTCCAAATAGAAATACCAAAGATGAAAGTGAGTTTATAAACAAAAACTCTATTTTTGCACCAAATAGTGTTAACTTTTTTAAAGATAAAAATGCTAAAGGTTTTACTTCAAAAAGAAGAGAAAAAAATCCTACTGAATATATTATAGGAAGTGGTAATGATTTTAATTTTAAAAATAAGAAAAATTCTGTTGATTTCTTTGATAATAAAATGGTAGGTGAAGGATTTGTAATTGAAAAAAATAAACAATTAAAACAATCAGATTTTTATGGTGCTAATACACCTGGTTATATAAATTTTAATAGTATGCAATTACCAAAAATACATATTGGTGTTGATTATATTACAAATATTAATGCTACAGGATTTACTACAAAAAGAACAACTAAAGATTTAGGACCAGGACTTGGTAGTGATGGGTTTATCAATGTACCAAATGGTGGAACTGCTGGTGAATTTATAATAGGAAGTGGTAACCTTTATAACTTTAAAGGAAGAAAACACTCTACTGATTTTGTAAAAAATTACGGTAATGGAGTTAACTATTCAGTTGATAACAAATTTACTATTGAAATTAATTCTAAATATAAAGAAGATTCTGAATATTCCGATTATCCTTTATCAGAGATAACAGGTGGTACATTAGATTTAAACTATTCAAATACAAATCTAAATGTACTAAAGAAAGCTAATTTAGTGAAAAATGATACAAGTATTTCTCGTTTTCCAAATAGGGTTCAATCTATACATTTAGGTGATAATCACAAGTATTCAAATATTCCTGTACTAACGGGAATGAAACAAAGATATGATACATTGGAAAAAACTGATATTAATGGAGTTAAGTATCAATATACTAAGTTCGGTGGTAATAGAGGATTACGAGCTGGACATAGTGATAATCCAGGCAATGCTAATATAGCAGGTCTAAATTTAATCAATGACCAACCATTTATAATAAAAGAAATTTTAGATGAAAATAATAAGAATTTTGGTAAATATGATGATTCAATTAAATATGATGAGGGTATAGCTAGAGGTGGGGTACTATTAAATGGTGTTAGGGTTGGTGAAGATATAGTTAGATTAGGTTCGTGGGCAACATCAACTCCTGGTATCTTATTTGGATTAAAACAGGTAGTATTACATAAAGGACTTCCTTTATTCGATGTTCCTGGAAATGCTAGAAAAGAAACAAGAAATTTTAATCCACTTGGTATATTTGGTTCGGCAGTACCAACAGTACATATGCCAAGACACGCTAATAGTTTAGGACAATTATTAACTCCAAGTGAACCTGGTAAATATAATGATGCTGATAATCCACCGGATAGTGGTTATCATTATGATCCTGGAACAGAAACTTCTTTGGGTTACAATAAGACTCTGAATCCAGTATTTTTATCTGATGTTTCAAGTCCCCAAATGCGAGTTAGAGAATTTAATAGTGCTGAAAAATTAGATGGAGGAACAAATATTAAAGCAGCTGGAGCGTTTGGACTTGGTAGTGGTAAAGTTAGGACAAATAATGGTAAATTATATAGTGTTGGGGTTTCAAATACATTACAAGTTCCATATGGTGGTAAATTTGGAAAACTAAACCAAAATGCAAAAGGTGAAGATAAGTTTCCAAAAGATTTTATAAAGTTTAAAATTAGAGATGCTGTAAATGGTAAGTGGATAATATTTCCTGCACACTTAGGTACAATTGCAGATAATGTTACTCCAGAGTGGACTACCGAAAGATATATTGGAAGGCCTGACCATGTTCATATATATACTGGTGCGGCTAGAAGTGTTAATTTTGATTTTAAAGTGGCTGCATTTTCAAAACAAGAAATACCAATTATACAACAAAAAATGAATGCCTTGGTTGGTTTGGGATATCCTACCTATAAAAAATCTTTTACCACAGATGATGAATTTAGACCAGTTGCACCGTATATTTATTTAACCATTGGAGATTTATTTAATAATGCTCCTGGATATTTTAGTTCAATAGCATTAACATTTGAAGAAAATTCAACTTGGGAATTAGATGATGGGTTACAAATACCTCATTTTTTTAATGTTTCTATTACGTTCACACATATTGGTAAGTTTTTACCAACTACAATTAGTAAACATTACGACTTTCCTAATTTACAACAACATGAATTAGAATATGGTGTATTTAAAGGTGATCCAAGAGGCAATCAACTTGCACCAGAACTTGGTGATGTTAGTTTATTATATAAAGCTGGGGATTATGTAAAGGGAATGGTTACAGAAGAAGTTAAAAATCAAGGTAATAGTTGGATAAAAGAGACATCAGCAAATATTACAGATACTTTAGCCGTAGGAACAAATACTGCGAAAGATACTTTAAAAAGAACATTAGGCTTTGATTAAGGAATAAGTGATGAGTAGATATAGAAGTACAAAAATAATAAATGATTCAGTTACTAAAAACAAAGTACAAAAAATTACAGAATATCCACATATAAAATTTAAAGATACTGATATTATTCATATAACAAAATTTGATGAAAGTTATATGAGTTTAGCCCATAAATATTATAATGATCAATCTTTGTGGTGGATAATAGCTAGAGCAAATAGAGAATTTAAGGGTATTATAAAATTTAATCCCGGAACAAATGTTATAGTGCCACTTGAAATAGAAGATATAATGGACAATTTAGATGTTGTAAATTCTCAATTTGAGATAATGGATAATGATTAAAATATGAAATATAAAAACATAGATCCAGAAATTCAAAAAACTTTATTTGACAGAATAGATGCGATTAATAGAAACGATAACCTAATAACAGATCATTTATTTCCAAGAAGTGATATCTTAAAAGATGCTCATGTTGAGGCTATGTTGGCTAAGTCATGTTGGGCAAGAGTACATTCATCAACAACTGAATTTAAACCTGGTGAAAATGAAAATGAATTTGAAGGAAAGGGTACATTGTTTAGATTATCTAGTGCGTTTACCGGAAAAGGTAGAAATGCACAACCTTTAAGTAGTAGAGAGAGTAAAAGTGGTATCTCGAAAACATCAGATGCTCTGAATGGTAGAGGTACAGCTAGAGCATTAACTTCGGAACCAGATATGTATAATAGTGACGCTCAATCACGATTTAGGCCTCATGCTGGTATAACAGGAATAAGTACTAGCTTTAAAGGTTTAACCATTGTTGAAACTAAGATTGATTGGGTATTTTGGGATATTGAACAATTTGAAAAATATGAAAGTGCCTTAATGAAACATGGTAGATATATTATGGTGGAATTTGGTTGGACAACTCCAGTTATATCTGGTAGTCCTAGATTTGAAAATATATCTAAACTTTTGGGTTCATATACTAATATAAGAAAAAAAATTAAGGATGCTGGAGGAAACTACTTTCAGACATTGGGTAAGATAAAAAACTTTAATTATAGTATAGGAACTTCTGGTCAATTTATATGTAGTACTGAATTATATTCAGGTGGTTCAGATATAATGGGCAGTAAAGTAGAATCTGATCCAGTAAAAGTTAATTCTACAGCTACTTATGGTGAAGAGAAAGTTGGAAAGGCATTGAAGAAAAGTAGTATTAGTTTTGCGAACTATATGAAAACTTTAGATGAACAAATTAGAGAGGATCAAAGTGATAGGGGAAAATTTTATCACGCATCAGAAACTTATTCGGCTGTTGCTCCGAAACTACCACCACCACCAAAACCTGGTTATAATAAAGGATGGTGTAGTTGGGGTTGGTTTGAAGATGTGGTTTTAAATACTTTTTTTGGATTACATGAAAAAAATCCATCTCAATACATATCAAATGATGAAACTAATAATCCATTTTTGTCTTTTATAAGAAGCGGTGGATTTTTTGAAGATGACCGTTGTAGGTCACATAGTAGTATAGCGACTTTAAGTAAAGATATAATATTACCAGGTAAAACCAAAGGTTTAAAGGCATTAGAAGAAAGTGCAAACAATGATGAGTTAAAAACACTAAGTAGTTTATATAAAGAAATTGACCAAAGATTTGATCCATGGGAAGATAAAAATGGAAATGGCATAATAAGAAATTTCGTATTTAGTGCAGAATATTTACAGAGGTCATTTTCAGGAGAAATATCATCATTAAAACACGCAGTTAATAAATTTTGGTCAGGAGTATCTGGTGTTTATGGTGGGTTTTGGGATTTTAAACTTTATCAATCAACTGATAATTTAGCTAGAGTTGGAATAGGAGAAGTTAATAAAAATTCAAATAACTTAGTTTCTGATAGTACAACAAAAGATCCAGGTAAACGGTCAACTAGATCGAATCCTAATAAGAACTTTAGATTTTCTGTATATAGTAATAACTCATTATTGAAAGACTTTGACCTTAATTTAGATACAAGTAGTGATATGGCCACTAGAGCTATGTTTCATAGTAGTAAAAACTTTGGTGAAGAAGGAGATTTAAACGAACAACAAGAGTCTTTGGGTATTAGGGCACTTGGTAGTTTGGGTAATACAACTATGAACGGCACTTTACCTAAAGTCAATATTCCAGATATACACTTAACCACTCCTATATCTGATAATAAAGTTGTAGTTGCAAAATCTAACTCACTAGCCCATCCATTTACTGCTACAAAATTACAAATAATGGATGTAAGTGAAGCAGCTAGTTCGATAATGAAAAAGATTTTATCTGATTCAAACAAACAACAACAAGATGCAGAGTTAAAGGTTAGAGATAAGGAAACTTTAAAAGAATATGGAGATGGTTATTATGAGTTTAATACTTCCGAAGATGGTAAAACGGTAACTGATTTAATTTATGATATCAAAGGTAATGTCTTAGAACCATTTTCAAGAACAATTAAGGCAGTTATGAATGGTGCGATGGTTGATCCTAAAACAGATGAGGCAACTACAGAACCATTAATGCCAGTAAAAGTAAGTTTTTCTATGAATGGTATAGCAGGTATTGAACCTATGGATTTATTTACATTAGATTATTTACCTACAGCCTACAGAGACAAGACTTGTTTTGTAGTTATGTCGGTTTCACATAATATAGGACCTACTGGTTGGACAACTAAAATAGAGGCAAATATGGTTCTTGCAACTAAGACTTTATATGAAAATGCTGTTGGTAACTTGACCAAAGAACAAGTAAAAACTTTTAAGAAATTTAAAGCAAATCAACTAACATCTCTTCGTGATGCTGTTAATAGACAAGATGAAGAAACACCAAAGGAAAAAGCTTTTACAAAGGATGATTATATTGCCAAAGCTCAAGCCGATTTTGATGCAAAAAGAAAAAGTGAATCAGCATTTTCTGAAATGGAGGGTAGTGATCCTGATATGGTTGTTGAACTAAAGAAAAGTGGTACTGGTTAAAATAAATTACATTTTGAGGTTTTAGTTTAATATATATTAATAAACAAGGTTATAAAAAATGTTAAAATCCCAAGTATTAGACAAAGGTTTTATCGAGGTTGTAGATTCGCTCGGTAATGACCTTACAGTAGTAAATTCAGCTCGCGTATCATTCGGTAAAAGAAAAACAAAATTTGATAAATCAGATGAAAGATTGGTTCGCTATCTTGCCAAATATAAACACTATTCACCATTTAGACATTTACAAGTACAATTCCATGTAAAAGCACCAGAGTTTGTTATGAGACAATGGTACAAGCATGTAGTTGGTATTGAGACTACATCAAATTCATCCACTAAAGACCATGCTTGGAATGAAATTTCAGGTAGGTATGTGCCAGTAGAAGAATTCTATGTACCAGAGGTTTGGAGAAAACAAAGTGAAGATAATAAACAAGCTTCAGATGGTGTATTGGATGACTTACAACAAAAAAGAATGAGTATGAATTATCGTGTATTTATGAATCAAGTTGAAATGGCATATGAAACTATGATAAATACTGGTGTTGCAAAAGAACAGGCAAGAATTTTATTACCTTTATCACAATACACCGAAGTATATTGGACAGCATCTTTTCAGGCCATTATGAATTTTATAGAGTTACGAGATGAGAAAACTTCACAAATAGAAATACAATTGTATGCTAAGGCTATGAAAGAATTGATGTTTGATGTATATCCTAAAACAACTGAAATATGGAGTAAATTGTATTGGGAGAAGTGATTGTAGTTGATACAATTGAAAAATTTGAAAGACTCAAAGAGGGTGCTACTAAAATACCATTTTTGTATTTACAAATATATTCAGATGTAAATAAACACCCATTAGAAAATAGAGTTAGTTGTTACTATATAATGTCTCCTACTGGTAATGAATATATTGTACCTGTTAATCATATTGAAAGTGTAATTGATTGTAGTGAGAAGTTAGAAACCAAAGAGAAGATTGCTATTTATGATTTGAAAAGTCACGAACATAACGCCGTGATAGTGGCTAAAAATATTTATGATTTGAATTGGAATAGGTATATCAAAATAAATAAACCTATTGATACTACTGAATATTTAACCAATGCTCATAATTTCTATTATAGAACACATTACGATAAAGAAAATGTAAATGATATAATACCTCTGGTAAAACATTTGGAATATTTTAAAGCTCTTGGTAGTGAATTGATGAACTATTTGGAAACAGATGATGACCAAACTATATTAAGTACATTAAAAGAAGTTGAAAAAAATGGTTTACAAACAACAGACAAGGTGGTTTATTCAGAGTATAATCCATTTACAAGTACTGGTAGACCAAGTAATAGATTTGGTGGATTGAATTTTGCTGCATTGAATAAAAATGATGGTAGTAGAAAGAAATTCATTAGTAGGTTCGATGGTGGTTGGTTAGTGGAGTTTGATTATGATGCATATCATCCGAGATTGATTGGTGATAAGATAGGATATGAATTTCCAAAAGATAGTGTTCACGAACACTTTGCAGAGTCGTATGGGGTTGATTATGATGAAAGTAAGGCATTGACATTTAAATACTTGTACGGTGGTGTTCCAAGAGAAATGAGAAATCATCCATTTTTTGGTAAAGTACAAGATTATGTAATGTCCTTATGGGATAAATTTATCAGGTTAAATTCAACGGATTTCTTAAAATCTGATATTTATAATAGGAAGATATATAGGAAAAACCTACTTGATATGAATCCAAATAAATTGTTTAATTATATGATACAATTGATGGAAACAGAAAGTAACATTGAGATATTGAGTGAGTTGTTGCCTAAGATTAAAAAACATAGTAGTAAAATAATACTTTACAATTACGATTCTTTTTTGTTTGATTGGGATGTAGAAGTTGATAAATTAGACTACTTAAAAAAAGTAAAGGTTATTTTAGAACGTAATGGTAAATATCCCACTAGTGTAAAATTAGGTAGGAATTATCACGAGATGGAAGATATAACGGAGAGGTTTGTATGACAATCATTGATAAAATTTTATTAGAATTATCCGCAAGAAAAGAGGTAGAAGATGGTTTACCAGATTTTACAAATGAAAAACACTTGATGGCATTGAACCAAGTCTTAATTGAAATGAACTGGTCAATGGAAGCCAGAGGTGAGTTATTATATACATTGATGGAAAATGTTGATCCAGAAGCAGAAGTTAAATATACAATTAAAAATAAAGAAGGTGATGAAATAGAAAAGACCACCACATATAAAAATGCCATACAGATGGATAAGAAACATCCTGGATACATAGCTGCTAAAAAATTACAAGGTGATTCTGATAAAAAAAACGATGATGAGAAAGATGATAGCTCAACACAATCCATAAGTGGTAAACCAGATGAATTCGACAGAAACTCAGCGGTCAATAATAAAAATAAAAATGTAGTTAAGAAGAAACCAATGAATAGAGAAGATGTAGATTCTTTGGATGGTGATGCTAAAAAGAACTTTTTTCTACCTAGTGGTCATAAAGATAAAACCACTGCTCCAGGAACATCAGCATCTGCTATAAATGAAATGGGTACTGGTTGGGGAATGACAGTTTTAAGTGATAATCCTAATGCTACTGATAAAGAAATTGCAGATGGGGTTGAGAAGGTTATGCAAGAAAATGGCTTTCAAGGAAGTTTATCCAAAAAGCACAGAGAGTCAATAGCTCGTTCTGCTAGAAGAGAATATGTAAGAGTTAATCAACATATTAAAAATACAAAAATGTCGGAAAATACTAAAATTTCTCATGTTTGGGGTTCTAAACAGTCTTTGAGTGCTGTTGAAAAAAGGTTGATAGAATTAAAAAATGGTAAACCACCAGTAAAAGAGGTAAATGGCATTTCTATTGATGATTATATAAAAATTGTAAAAGGCGGTGGTGGCGGTGGTGATCCAACCGATACTATGATTGTGATGATTGATGAAGATTCTAAACCACCAAAAGTTGAAATATTACATACTTCAAATAAAATGTCAACTAAAGATATACAGTCTAATTCTGGACCAAGAAAGTCATTGGATACAATGAATAAAAGGTTAAAGGCTAAGGGTATAGATGAAAGTAAAACACTAAAAAAGGCATCTGATGATATTGAAAAATTAGATAAAGAAATAAATACTACGGTTGGTGAAGAAACAGGTAAGTTTAGTCAAATTATGGATAATGATGATTATGCACAGAATGTACTTGACTCGTTAACTGGAATAGATGGTCCTGTACAGGTTACCGCCAGTGCTGGTAATCCAGATAAATATTGGAAAGCTCCTGTACTAACTAATTCAGTTGTAAAGACTGCTATGACAAAGAAGTATGGTAAGGATTGGAAAAATCAAATAACAGATGCGGATAAATTAGAAATAGTTAAAATGTATGCAAAAGATGTTAAAAGACAATTTGATGATGGAGAAGAACTTGGTAAGGGAGATATACGAATTTTATCCAAAATAGGTGCTGGAATGGAAACTATAACCGATGGTAATGTAGAAGCCACTTTCAATGAAGAAGAAGTTAATAAATTATATCAAAAACAATTTAATGTAATGAATAATGTTAGAAAAAAATTAAATGAAAAACATGATGGTGCGGGTGATGATTTATTTAAGGAAGAAATGATAGATAGATTACATTTAAATGTAGCAGAGGGACATAATCCTGGTTCTAAAAAAGATGATCCTTCTACACCAGATGTTGATGAATCAAGTAGTGGAATACCTGCAGATCGATTTGAATTAAATATGGGAAGAAATGAAAGTCCAATTAAATATCACAAGGAAACTGGTGATATGTACAAGAGGATTGGTAAAAAATATATCAAAATAGATCCTAAAACCGGTAAACCATTTACTCCAACTGTAGAAGCTAATACGGGTCAGGTAAATGAAGGAAATATTGCCACTATAGCTACTCCAGAAATAATAGCTGGTTGTGTTACTGGAAAAAAGGCTCCGTTAGATAAAGATACATTGAAAAATAATATAACAGTTAGTGAGAAAACAACAGAAGAAATATCTATAACTGGCAAATCGAGAAATCAAACTTATATTATTTATGATATGAGTGATCCTCCTAAAGAAATATGTAGACAAACTCTTAGGTCAAAGACAGGCCTAGGAGGCTCTACTCAGGATACTCTACAATGGAGTGATGATATGCAGGCGTGTATGCAAAGAAAATCTTACTTAAAAGCGAATAAGAAATAATGAAAACCCAACTACTCTGCACTTTCGTAAAGAAAGATCAATTAGATAAGATAGTCAATATCATTATCACTTGCAATGAGATATTGTATGATAAGGTATATATCTTTTCCAATAAGGAAGATCACAATCAACTGATTTGTACTTATAATGTAGAGTATATGGAAAATTTTCAAGAGGGTATTATAGATACCATTTCACTACATAGAAAAAAACAAACAAATACGTTATACACAATAAACGCTTTAAACGAAGTTATACGTTCAAAAAATAATGGAGTATTGGATAAGTCATTTCAAGTAGAATGGAATGAATATCAAAATTCATTATTACTCACAAACGACTCTGGTCTTAATATTATTAAGACAAAAATACATAAGATTATAAATGTTAACGATTGGGAAGTGGAATATTAAAATCTAACAAAAAACTAACACAAAATATTCAAAAAGGGTAGTTTTTTATTTTTTTTATTCCTATTTATATTGCGAATACCGGCTCGGATATACTAAACGTAATAAGGATAAAACACAAGAAGTGGCCGGGAGTTAACAACACCAAAATAAAAAGCGGAGAAACAAAAAGTGAAGTTATTAGTTTGTTTGTTATTGATGGGTATATTGGCAGCCCAAAATCCAATCGGAAGCCAACCACCACAACCAAAAAAACCTTTTGAATTAACCTGGTACGATATAAGAAAACAAATCCATTTAGATTATACTGGTGGATTAGTAAATGTCGAATTTACGGTAAATGAAGATGGTGAGGTAGAAAATCCAGTAATCTTAGATACATTTAATATATCTTTGAATGAGGTAGTTTTGGATAAAGTTAGACAATCTAAATATTATCCAGCTACTCAAAATGGTAGACCTGTAAAAGTAAAGTATTCATTGCCTATTAAATTTAAGTAAAAATAAAATACATTTTCAGGATTTTGTCATATATATATTAATATATGATAAATTTAAAAGGGTTCAACCGATTTTTAGTTTCCACCTACTCTAAACTTAAAAAGCGACCGAACCCTTTTTTCTTTGCTAAAATGCAAAATAAAATGGTTTTTAATGAATCAAGTTGATATATATTATAGTATCAAGGTTGTACTTGATTAACAATTAAAAAATAAATAATAAATAATAACACATAGGAGAATGAAAAATGGACTTATCCGCAATAAAAAAGCGACTCGCTCAACTACAAACCACAAATAACAGAACATCCAGTCTTTGGAAACCACAACCAGGTAAAACACAAATTAGAATTGTGCCTTACGAATTTAATCGTGACAATCCTTTCATTGAATTGTTCTTTCATTACAATTTAAATAATCGTTCTTATCTATCACCTATCTCTCATGGTCGTCCAGACCCGATTGAAGAGTTTTCACAAAAACTTAAAGGTTCAGGTAGTAAGGAAGATTATCAATTGGCAAAGAAATTGGAAGCAAAGATGAGAACCTTTGCACCAGTTGTTGTTCGTGGAGAAGAGAATCAGGGAGTTAGGTTTTGGGGTTTTGGTAAAACTGTTTACCAAGAACTACTATCCATTATTGCTGATCCTGATTATGGTGACATTACCGATCCTGTAAATGGTCGTGATGTTGTTGTGGAATTTATCACTGCTGAAGAAAGTGGTGCTAGTTTCCCAAAAACCAATATTAGGGTTAAGCCAAATCAAACTGCAATATCTGATGATCCAGATGTTTTAGAAAAAGTTAAAGCTCAACAAGAGATTGGTGAGATTTATCAAGAGTTAAGTTATGATGACTTGACTGGAGTTCTAAACGATTGGTTAAATCCAGATAACAATACAGATGATTCACCTTCACAAGTATCTACTAAAGAATTAGCTTC